CTATATCTGCACCAGTAACTAAAATAATAACACTTGAAGATTTAAAACGGGAGCTTAAAGAAGAACAGGAAAATAGGGACAAATGGCTTAGTATAACTAATGCCAGAATAGCAGAGAAGCAAGCTGAAATAATAGAAATTGAAACAGCATTAAATTTAAAGGAATAGAAATGTTTACAATTTGTTAATTGCGAGGAAAGAAAATGGAGATAAACAAACTCGTATGGAACTTAAAAAGAAAGAACGAAAAGTTAGAAAATCAAAATAAAAATCTAATAATTAGAAACAAAGAGCTGCAAAATAAAGTTTTAGAACTAATGAAAGAAATACCTTGCAAAAATATAAATAAGGAGCATTAAAAATGAAAGTCATTGTAGATAGTGAAAATACTAAACAAGGTCTTTTAGCAATTTGTTCAGCTGCAGGAAAGGCTGGAGATTTAGGTATTATGAAAGTTGCTGTAATTATTGCTGAGGCTATTACTGTGGAAAAAGCTAAAAATGATAATACTAAAGAAACTAATATGGAAGTATCAGCATCGAAGAAGTAAATTAAAGAAGTATTTTGATAAGAAGGTTAATATGTCTGGTGTAAATATAATAACTAAACATGCTCCTTGGATAAGGTATAGAACTATAAGTGCTACTGAGCCTGCTCTAGATAGCACTGAGAAAAAAGGAGCAAATGTTTTAAATCAGGATTACTATGTAATTCCTGATGCTATGAACAATGTTGAAATAAGGATTGCTGCAACTTCTAATGATACAGGAAAGACTGGAATTGCACATTTTTATGGTGCTAGATGTAAAGATAAGAAAAATAGGGAGTTTGATGATATATCTTTAATTGGCTCAGCTGCTATAGTATCAGGAGAACAATTAGCAACGGGGAACTACAGATACGTACATTCTATAACATTAACTGACAGATGGATAACTGAAGTTAAAGTTGCAGATGGAAACGCTAATAATGGAATGTCTAGAATAGCATTTGATTAATTTTAAGGAATCAACAATGAATTATTATATGTTTTTTGGGTTACTTGCATATGCTAGTGGGGCGTATGGAATGGGATTTGGAATCTACAAGGCTTTACAGAGTCATATAATGAACAATAAAATTCACAATACTGAAAAACCTGTTTTAGAAGATATTTGTAATGAACGGGTTAAGAGAATGGAAGAAACATTTAAAGTTATTAAAGAAGATATAGCAAGTATTAAAAGTGATATAAAAATAATTGCCGAAAAAAATGAAACAAGTTAAATTAGACCAATCTACTATTGATGATTTGAGAGAAAAAGGTAGGAATAGCTTATTCTTTTTTGCTCGGGCTATTCTTGGATTTTCTGATTTTGACAAAAACATTCATAAGCCTTTTTGTGATGAACTTCAAAAGGACGAGAATAAGAGAGTAATAATAATACTTCCTCGAGACTGGTTCAAATCTTCAATGGGTTCTGTAGCTTATCCTATATGGAGGGCTATTAACAATCCTAATGTTCGGATTTTAATAGTTCAGAACTCAATGAGCAATGCAAGAAAAAAGCTTAGCTCCATAAAACAAATGATAGAAAATAATAAGCTTCTTAGAGCCTTGTATCCAGAGCTTTTGCCCAAAACAAAAAGTACTTGGACTGCTGAGTGCTTGACAGTTAATAGGACTGGAAGTTTTCCTGAAGGTACATTTGAAGCTGCTGGAACTGGAACTGCTGTTACTAGTCGACATTATGACCTTATAATAGAAGATGATACTGTAAGTCCTCAGATTGATGATATGACTGGAGTTATTCAACAACCTACACAAATGGAGATTGAAAAGGCTATTGGTTTTCATCGTTTGACTCATCCTCTTTTACTCCATCCTCAAAAATCTAAGATTGTAGTTATTGGAACTAGATGGTGTGAGAATGATTTACTTGGTTGGATAATGAATAATACTACCAACTATAAAATTTTACAAAGAAGTGCAAGAGAAAACGGTAAGATTATATGGGATAGGTATAATGAAAGTGTTCTTAAAGAGTTAGAGGAAAATATAGGTCCTTATATGTTTGCAACTCTTTTCATGAATGAACCTATGAATAGCTTAAACGCTGTTTTTAAGAGAGAATGGTGTCATTATTATCAAACTATTCCTCATAATAACATTGTATGTTGTACTTCAGTTGACCCTGCTTCTGAAAAAAATGAAACATCTGACCCTGATTATACAGTTACTATAACAACATGTATGGATAGAACAACTGGGCATATTTATATAGTTCATTATACAAGAGAAAGGATGAATCCTGGTGAACAAGTAGATGCTATCTTTGACCATTACAAAGCATATAAACCTGTTGTTGTTAAGATAGAAGCAATAGCCTATCAAAGAACTCTTGTTTATTGGGTTAAAAAGAGGCAAGAATATCTAAATACATTCTTCTATATAGAAGCAGTTAAAGGAATGAAAGGTTCAAAAGTTGATAGAATAAAAGGTCTTCAACCTTATTTTGCAGCAGGAAAAATATCAATGAGAGCTGATATGGAAGAACTTGAGAGAGAGCTATTAGCTTTTCCTCATGGAACACATGATGATATAATTGATGCTCTTTCCATGCAAAGAGATTTTTGGTACAAAATTGGGGAAGAAGAAAAGGTTAGTAGAGAAATAGAAAATAGGGCGAATGATTTTAGTGGACAATCTATTCTTGATGAGCTAATGGGAAGGGCTGTTAATGTTAAGAGATATCCTTTTGATATCGGCTTGAACTATGAGAAGGCAAAAGCTAATCAATTAAGAGAGTATAGTTATTTTTGATAGGAATTAAAGTATGTTAACTCCAGAAGACTGGCTAGATGAGATTAACAATGGTCTTGAATATAGAAGGCAATTTGCTCGTGAAGATGCTTGGCAAAAGCTAGAACTTGATTATATAAATGACCCTGCTTCCGATTGTACGGTAGGGCCTAATCTTATATATTCTATGGGTGATGCTCTTCTCAGTAGCTTATGCGTCCCTGACCCTGAGTTTGTTTTGAGTGCTGAGCACCCTTCTGGTATTTCAAGAACTCCTATAGTTGAGGCTGTTGATAACTGGCTTATTAAAAAATTAAAATTGAAGAGAGAAGTTGAGGATGCAGTGATGAATTCATTTCTCTTTAGTAGAGCAATACTAAAGATAGGTTATGATAGTGAGTTTGGATGGTCTCCTTATTATGATATAGGTAAAGGTAACAATCTTTTGGGAATGACTCTAACACAGTTTGATAAGAAAGGTATGAGGATTGAAAACGGAAGTGCTAATCCAGGAATGCCATGGGTGTCAGCTGTATCTCCTCATGACATAGTTGTACCTTGGGGAACTAAGAATCTTGATAATGCATCTTGGATAGCGCATAGGGTTATTAGGTCGAATGAATATATTAAGAAAGATGCAAAATATATAAATAAATCTAGACTAGAGCCACAAGTATCTATGGAGGATTTTATAGAAAGCTATGGACATGTTATGTCTAAGGAGAGGAGAACAACTATAAGAAGTAAACATCAAAATGAGCATAATAAGAAGGCTATTTTTAATGTTTTGTGGGAAATACATGATAAAATGAGTGGAAGGGTTTTAGTTGTATCTCCCAATTATGATAAATTTTTAAGAAATACAATCAATGCTCTTCAGGTTGATGGGCTTCCTTTTGTTAGTGAAGCTCTTATAAGTCATCCTAGGAGTTTTTGGTCTACTCCTCAAGCTTATTATCTTGGACAAATACAAAAAACGCAGTATGATATATCTCTTCAAGCAGAAAAGCAGAGAAGAATAAATACACTTAAATTTATAGCAAATAAGAGAGCTATGAGTGAAGATGAATTGAATAAACTTATAAGCGGAGATGTCGGTGCAGTTGGTTTAGCTGAAGGAACTCAGAATCTTAGAGAGATATTTGTACCATTTCCTCAAGGTAATCTCATAAACTTTGTTATGGAAAGTGATGCTAATAGGGCTAATGCAAGAGATATGATTGGATTTAGCCGAAATCAATTAGGAGAATATGACTCATCTTCTAGACGAACTGCAAGAGAAGCTACATTTGTAAAGCAAGGTGCAGAACTTAGAACGTCTAAGAGAATGAATGCTGTCATAAATCTTTATGTTGATACAATAAGAAAAGTTAATAAAATAATCTTTAGATATTGGAAGCTTCCACGTTATGCTATGGTAGGTAATGAGTGGGTTAAGTTTACAGGGAAAGAGTTAGAAGGAGATTATTTGTATGATGTAACATTATCAACAAAAAGAAATGTTAGCATTGCTCAGAGGAAAATTGAGTCTATGCAAATGATGATGCAGCTTGCTCAAATTCCAGGAGTTAATATAGAAGCCATGAAAAAATATGTATCGGATGCTTCTGGAGACCCTGCGTTTCCTACATTGTTAGGCTTAGGTAACCAAGGTCAAATGGCTAATCAACAACAAAGAAGAACACAAGAAACTGGTAGAGAAAAGAAAGCAGAAGGAGGCTTGTAATGCCGATTTATGATATGAAATGCCCTCATTGTAATCATATAGTAAGAGATAAATTTATTAAATCTTGGGACGAAAAAGTTAAATGCCTTAGATGTGGCGCTACACTAAAAAGGCTAATAAGTACTGGAATAAATGCTAAAGTATTTCCAGCTGATGGTGTTTATTTGGAACATGTTAGCCCAAAAGGTAAAACGTTTCACAGTACTAAAGAAATGAGAGATTATGAAAGAAAACATGATGTAGAATTAGGATACTTGTTATGAACAATGAAATAATTATAAAACTAAAAGCTGACGGAAATGTTAGTGTTGTTTTTCCAGAAGAACATATTTCAAAAAGACAACTAACACGCATACTAAAGTCATTAAAACTTGAGTATAGAAGAAATGTAAGAAATTATAGAAAACAAATTATGAAACTTGTAAAAACACAAAATGAAATGAAAGGTGTAAAGAATGGAAAAGACACAGGAACAAACAGAACAGGAACAGAAGGAACAAGAGCAAAGCCAAAGGACTCAAGAGCTGTTGGAAGAAATAGAGAGACTAAGGAAACAGACAGCAATGCAAGAAACAAACAAACAGATGGAAATAGACCAACAGAAAGAACAGGAGTTATTAAAGCTTCAGCAAGAAGCTGACATAAAAAAGGCGTTTTCTGAGAATAAAGAAGTTGACTTAGATGAATTAACAAATAAAGAAATTCTTGATATTGTTGCTGATGCTTTTGATAAGTCTATTGAGGCTAGAACTAAAATAGCGATTGAAGCTGCTTCTAAAGAAAATAAAGGAATAGAGGATAAGCTAACTAGATTAGAACAGTATCTTTTGAAGAAGGAAGCTAAAGAAGGCATTGATGGAGCAAGGAGAAAGTTTAATGACTTTGATAATTATAAGGATGACATAGCTAAAGTATTTGAAACTTATCCTGGAATACTTCCTGAGGATGCTTATATAATTGCTAAAGGACGAAAGTCTGCTAATGTGCCTCCTCAAAAAGAAATAGAAAGTGAAAAGCCTATGAGTCTTGGAACTCGTGCTGATAATGCGCAGAAGAGATTTGAAGAAAGAATGAAAAAAGAAGATAGTGGTAGGTTAAACAAAAGACAGTTTAGACAAATGCTGCTGGAATCAGCAGAAAAAGTTATTAGTAGTAGAAAAGAGTAAGATTGTTAACTATAACATGACAATTATTTAGAAGATATTTATAGATATCGGGTTCAAGTGAACTTCATTGTCCTTAAAACTATATTGTATTAAATTAAAAACGGAGAATTAAAAATGGCTACAACGCTTCCAACTTTGCAAAGGACATTAGATGATGATTTCCTGAATACTTGGTACGAAATCCGTCCTGACGCAAAGGATAACATTTTAGAATCAAATGTATTATTGCTTGCTCTTAAAGAACATGGTTGTTTAACGCCTCAAGTAGGTGGAACGTATGTTACAAGGAGTGTCTCTTATGGTACTAAGAGTAA